CGCATGGCGACATAGTTCCAGGCCGCGAAGTTCTCGCCCGGGAACATGCGACGCGCTAGGGCCGCGTTCGCGCCCGGGGCACCTCCGCCGGGACCAGCAGCACCGAAGGACGCCTTCGCCATGGCAGCGGTAGCGGCCTTGACGGCAGCTCTCAGCGCAGCCGACATCTCCCGGACCATCAGGGCCGTGATCTGCGAGACGAACGCCGTGCCCATGCTCCCGTCGATGACCGCGCGGTTGCCCTGCTCGACCACACCGCCGGAAGCGAAACGCTTGATGAGCCCGCCGAGCGCGAAGGCACCGGAGTTGATGGCGTCAAGCATCCCCGGTCCGTACTTGTCCACCGAGGAGGCGCGGACTACATACTCGCCGTTGCTCAGCATGGCCGGGATCAGGTCATCGGTCGGCCCGCCGGAGCCGGAGATGTAGCCGCCTGCTGCCTGGTTTCCTGCGCCCTTCCCGGCGAGGATCTTGCCCGCGACACCCGGCGGGATGTGCGTGAGCGTGATCTTGCCCTCGCCGATGAGAACTAGGCGCAGCGCGACCTTGGGCGGGATACCGGTCAGCTTGGTGATGAACGCGGCTGTCTTGCCAGCCGCTTCGTTGAACTTGTCGCCGATCTTGATGGCGTCGTCAATGAGACGCTGCCGGGCAGCGTGAGCCTCATCAGACTGGCGCCCGTGCCTGGCGATGGCATCGCCCCATGCTTTGACATCGGCGGTCACGCCGCTGATCTTCAGTGCTTCCTGGGTAAGCTGCCCCAGAAGCTGGTTAGCGATCATCTTGCCCAGGCCGCCCATCGAGCTGGACAGCAAGGCCATCTGAATAGTCGCCTGATTGGCGATTTCCTTCAGCCGCTTCGTTGCGTTGTGCGTATTGCCCAGCCACCCGACCAGGTTCTTCAGCGTCGGCGCGAGGTGGAACCCCGCCTCCTGCGCCAGGCCGACGAGCTGCGCCATGGCCTCCTTGCTGCCTGCCGCGTACTTGACCAGCGGCGCAATGCCGAGCTTGACGCCCTCGGTGTACAGGTTCTGGCTGATGCCAGCCTGCCGGAAGGTGTCGAACAAGGCATTAAGGTTGGTGACCTGGGTCGTGAAGGCCTGGTTGAGGGCAATACCCGACTTAGTCAGATCGTCGATGCCGGACTTGGCGAACGCGAAGTTGCTGTGCAGTTTGCCAAGGCTGATCCTGATCGTCTCGGCGTTCTTGCCGGTATTCTTGAAAGCATCACTCAAGGACTGTGCGCCCTGGGCGACCGTGTCGAAGCTCTGCTGGCTGGCGGTCATGTTGCCGATGAATGTGTCAAAGGCCTGGTTAACCTGCTGGATCGCCTTGTACGTGTCGGAGATCTGGTTGTCCATGATCTCATTGGCCGCGCCCATTGCACCGGTCCTGACTTCGACCGCCCTCAGCGCTTGCTCGTAGGCGGCGACCTGCTGCTGCAGGAGCGCCCACTTCACCTTGTCCTTATCGAGCAGGTCGCCCGTCACCGCACCCACGTCGTTTAGCAGGCGCTGAACAGTAGCGGCTGAGCCGTACGTCCTCGTCAGCCCGGCGACCCTGCTGTTGTACAGCCGGGTCTCGCCGGAAAGTTTTGCCTGCTGCGCCCGGTAATCCGCGACTTTCTGCGCCGCCTCGGCGTAGGCCCGCGAAATGACCTTGGTAGCCCCGGCTGAGCGCAGAATGGTGCCGTCGACGAACTTCGTCGTGTTCGCCAGCTGCTCCTGGGCCTTCGCTAGCCGCGCGGTCACGACGGCATGGTCGCGCGCCAGCGTGGTCGCGGTGTGGAAGACATCCGTCTTCAGCAGCGCGCTCTGCATGGCGTCGCCGAATTCCTGCGCATGGGTCTTGGCACTGCCCAGCCAGTAAATGAGGCCGACGATGAGACCGACAGCGACGGCAATCCAGGCCAGCGGATTGTCGGCCGCCAGGATAATAAACTCCTGCATCCTCACGATCAGCTGCGGGATGGCCTGGACGGCCAGGAAGACGACGGCCTTCCCGAGGAGGAACGCGGCGGTCGTGGCCAGCCCGAACCAGATAAGCGCGCCGTGCAGCGCCAAACCGACGCGCAGCACCGGGACCGCCATGTTGGCGATGATTTCGGCCACGTGGGTAAGACCGGCAAAAAACTGCGCCAGGATGGCCGCATAGCCGGGTAGCGCCCGGAAGAAGGCACCGAAGATGCCGCCGACGTTACCGATGGTAGCGCCGAGCGCGGCGAGGTCGGGCACAGCTGTCCTGATCAACTCGCCGAATGTCCTGCCGTGCAGGAGCGCCGCGGTGAACCGGGCGGCCAGCAAGTCGACGACATGCGCGGCACCCTTGGCAACTGTGGCAAACTCGCCGGCCCGGGACTTGATGATCAGCAGTGCATCGCCGAACAACTGCAGGACGGCAGGCCGGACCGCAACATGGAGTCGTTCCAGCGCGCCGGTCGCCGGGGGAATGGACTTGCCGAAGGCGTCCATGACGATATGCGCGTTCTGCACGTGATGGAAAATCTCACGAAAGGCATCGGACCCGGCCACGCCGAACGCGATCAGCGCGATGGTGGCCGCCAGGACCACGGTCAGAAACTCGGCAAGGACATCAATGGCCAGGTGCCAGGCCGGAATGTGAAGGAGCGCGGCGAGGCCAGTACCCACTCCAAGGAACAGCGGCACGCTGCCCCGCAGCAACCCGAGCAGGCCCCACCAGCCCCGGAACGCGATCCGCGTCGCGGCGCCCGCCAGGACGGTCTTCGCCGCCAGTCGCGTCATCGCGGCAGCGGCCAGGCTGGCGGCAGCCGTGAGCTTGGCAAGCGCCGCGTCAGCGTCCTCAGTTGTGGCCCGCAGGCCGTCCATCGCGGCGGCTAGGCGCGATGTGGAGTCGCTGAGGTCCTTCATCTCCCGGCCCAGCAGGAAAATTTCCCTGGCGGTCTCGTTAACCCGCACTGCCAGGCGGAGGAACCGCGTCTCCAGGCTTGCCGCCGCCCGGCGGGTCTGGGTGAACTGGTTGCCGAGAAGTGCGGCCTTCTCGTTCAGTTGCCGGAACTTGGTATCGAGGCGCTCCGTGGCGTTCTGCAGGACGCGCATGGACGCGCCGGTCTGCCGGAACGCCTGGTTCAGCCGGTCAGAGCGTCGGCCCAACTCGTCAAGCTTGCGGGAAAGGTCATCAGCCGCGCGCGCTACATCCCGGAATCCGGCGGAAGCGTTATTGATAACATCGACCACGAACTTAATGGTGGCCATTCTCAGAGGCCTCCCATCAATGCGTCCGGATCGAACCGGCGGTTGGGCGCGTCAGGCTGCTGATTAGCCTCCTCCGACTCTAGCCGCATGAAGGCCATCCACCGGCTTAGCTCGATCGATGACATTGAGTCAAGCAAGCCGCCCGACCCCTCGACGGACTTCGCGTTCAGTTCACGGGCTAGCCGGTAGGCGAACCTTCGGAAGTGGTCGACTCGAAATCCTCGACCAACTCCTCAACATCCTCATCGGTCAGGCCGGACAATTTCGCGGCAGCCTCATAGATCCGGTTCACCGCTGCGGCCGAGTGCTCGCCTAGCTCGTTCGCGTCGTTATCGCCGAACAGGCGTTTGCCATCCTCGCCGACCACGCACTTGACGACGAGCTTGGCGCGGATGTTAGCCACGTTCGGCACCATGCGCTTGCCCCGGCGCTCCAGGATGGAGGCCTCGAAGTCGTCCCGTTCGCGGCCGGTAAGCCCGCGGATGAGGACCGCGCCGTCCCATTCAGGCACATCGACTTCCTGGGTATCCAGGTCGCTGGAAGCGAAGATTGCCTCGCGGGACAGGAACTTGCTGATGGCCGGAGCCTTCTTAACCTCGGACACGTCTCTCCTTGGCGCTGTTTCTACAGCAGCATACTGCTCAGCCGTCGAGGCGGCGCTTGATCTGATCTATTGCGTCATCAACCGCCTTCCGGGCTTCTCCGCCGTGGGCAGCAACAACCGGGTAGAAAAAGGGGTTTGGCGATTGGGTTACCCAGGGCGGCTGCCCGAAGACGGGGTGGCGCCACCGCTTCAGCCCCTCCTCGGCCCGCGGCAGCGCGTACTGCCCGGGCGGCATCCGACTGACATCCATGTACACGGAGACCTCGGTGAGTCTTCCGGCCCCTGTACCGCCTTCCGACGTAGTCCGGCTTGTGACCCGGACGCACTTAATAAGCCGCAGCCGCAAGCCGATGGGGTCTCTGTAATAGCGCGTGTGCGGGGCCGTCGATGGAATGGACATGATGCGCAGGCGGATATCCCGGCGCATGCCTGCCACCGGGATGCGCAGGTTACGCCTGAAGATTCGTCCCGTTTCGCGCTCATTCATGGCGCGCAGTCGGAGCGCAATCTCACGCAGGGTAGGGGCACCGCCCGGCGTCAGGACGAGTTTGAGTGCCGGACCAGCAGCCATCAAGTCACCGCCGTATCCGAACTGGCTTTCGCATGTCTCATGGGCGGTGACGACACCAGCATACCACAAAAATGGTCAGGCTGGAATGGTGACGTTAATCGCCGGAAGTCTCGTTGCGGCAAAGCCGAACGTACACGTGCCGGGGTTGTCCACACCCGAGTCCATCGCCTGGCTCATGATCCGGACAGGAAAAATATCCATTTTCTGCCCGACGACATCGCCTTCCCAGAGCAGGACGACAAATCCGTTCGTGTCACGGACCAGCAGCGTTCTGGCGTCATTCGAGTTCTGGCTGGTATAACAGGTGATCTCGTTGGTCGCCGAAGTCAGACGGCCAGGCACCTGCGAGGTGAACCGCGATCCCATGTCGGGCGTGTCCACCGTCGCCGAGGAGACCGACCAGCCGTTCAGCCCCTGCACCTCAGCCGACAGGTCAGTGCCAGCATTCAGCTCGGCCCTGGTCGGCGCCAGGTAGTTAGCCGCGGTAGGCAGCCAGTACACGCGGCGTGTACCCGGAGGGAAATACCGCGTAGTAGGCGTAAGCGGGGTTGCGGGCATCTGTGTCTCCTAGTTAGTCCCCGCCACCGGCGGCCTTCTTGGCCACGGCGGACCGCGGCGGTGCTTCATACTTTCTGGCCTGCTCAGCCTGCCGGGCATTCCGCTCAGCCGATCGGGCCTGGTGCTCGACGAGTTCCTGCGCTTCGGCGAGCGTCGTCCAGCCGGACAACCGGTAGTGCGATAGCGCACTGTCCGGCACTACCACGACCGCGCCGGTCTCTGCATGCGTGATCACGACATCGCCCATTAAGGAATCCTCACCAGGGCCACACCCACAGAGGTCAGCGTGCCGGTATAGGTCACCGCGACCGGCGCAGTTCCGTACACCGAGTCCGGCACGGGGATGATGTAGTCCACGTTCGCCGGGACGGTGACCACCCGGACCGGACCAGTCAGTCCGTCATACGTCGGCGTCGGGATCGAGATGGTGATCGATGTGCCGCCCGCTGACGGCTGGGTGATGAGCAATCCCGCCCCCTGCAAGGGCGTGAAGGTATCGCCGTTAGCCGGCGGGGTCGTGTAGCTAACCTGGGCCCCTGCGTGCGGCGCTCCCTGGAGCGCGTAGATGGCCACTTACGGAATCCTGATGGCGGCTACGAGGATCTGGTTCACGACCGTACCAAAAGTGATGGCAGTCGTACCGACACCGTAGACGTTGTCCGGCAGCGGGATCAGCCCGACGCCCGGAAGCGTGAAGCCGGCTACGGCGCCAGTGGAAGCCGGCACGGACACGACCCGGTTCGCGACCGCCTGGCCGTCGTAGGTGGGGGTGATCGGCAATACGACGTTGACAGCGGTACCACCGTTATTTACTACCAGCAGCCCGACGCCCTGTCCGGTTGGTGCCAGGTCACCGGCTGTCCCGGCCGGGGTCACCAGCGAGACGGACGCGCCCGCGTGCGCAGGCCCCTGGAGTGCGTACGTGACCATCTGGCGCCCTTTCGATGACTAACACGATTCTATGAGCGAAGCCTACGGCAGAGCCGCCCTGGTGCGCGCGTGCCGCAGGCACTTCTTACCATGACATAACTGCTGGGCCTGGGCTTCACATTCGATCATGAACGGCAGGAAGACCAGCAGGCCTCGCCGGTCGTGGACGTAATCAAGCGAGTGGGAAGTTCCCAGAACCGCCCGCATGACGGTTCCGCCGAGCCATAGCGGTGGCTCAACAAGAACCGCGCCGACTACCTTGACGTTGTTGTAGGACTGCCGCCGGGCCACCGCTATGGCCTTCGTATCGCCAGTACGGACGATCGAGGCGCAGCTGATGGTGAACGTTTCCCTGATGCCCGCACCAAGGCCATCCGAAGCTCCGCTGACCGATACTGCCGCGGTGCCGAAATCCTCGGACGTGGCCCCCGTCGGTCTCAGGTAGTCGGCGCGGAAGCCGTTGAAGCCGATCACTATGACCTGGGGATCGGTACCGCCTTCCACCCACGGGCCGTCTCGGATCGTCAGGTCGGTATTCTGCGTGACGGCCCGCAGGCGCGTGACGAGCGCGTCGATGGCATCGGGCACTCGCGAGGACCAGGTGCGATTCATTTACATCACCGCCGGGAACGGCGGGCCCATCATCTCGGTGACCTTGCGCGGCATGCCGGTGAAGTGACGGTAGTCGCCCAACTCCTCAGCGCCGATAATGCCCGACACGCCACCTGGCCCCCGGCGCGCTTCCCAGAGGTGCTGGAACAGCGTCTTGCCAGCCTCAATGTAACGGCGCGGGATGACCTGGAAGCCAGCCGTGTAGGTCGCTATCACCCGGCCGCTGACGGCGGGTCCGCTCAGGACCGTCACGATGCCAGTGTCGGGTTCCGCGTACATGTTTGCCGTATTCCAGACGGTGGTACCCGGCGACTCGGCGATAAGCGTGCTCAGGCTGATGACCGGCGTATTCAGCAACCGCAGTCGCGGGCCTCCCAGCCAGCCGAGTATGCCCAGTTCATAACGCTCGGTGGTGTTCTTATAGTCCTCCAGCGCCTGGGTAACGGAGGCGAGCATGTCGCGGATCGCTATGTCGTCGGTGAAATCGGTTGCGTCAATGCCGAGCAGCTTCTTCATCTCCGCCAGCGGGATAATCTGCTCCGGCACTTGCTCGGCGACATCGAAGGCATCGGTGTAGCCGGTATTCGGGTTGGTGGTCAGCCAGCGGACGCTGTAGCGGCCGGACAGCGGCGGCAGGTATGTCACCCGGTACTGGCCGGTCACCGACGGTGCCGGGACCGTCGGTGTCACGCTAGTCCCGTCAGGCAGGCTTATGGTCAGCACGACGGTTGCGGCGTTAGTGAGCACGCCGTTCGCGTCAAAGACATCCAGCGCGGCCGGGTAAGCATCGCCCAGGTCAAAGCTCACGTTGCGCCTCCCTGCGAATACGGTACTGTGCCGCCTCCGGCGCGCGAGCTTCCTGTCACATTGTCATCCTTGCCGGCCTGGGAGAATTCCAGTGCCGACTGGCCGCCACGAGAGTCGGCGGCCGGCGGATTCACTCCCGCTTGCGCAGAGGCCACCACCATGAGACCCGCCTGCGAGCTGCCTGGCGTGAGAGCAGGCGGCGGCGGGGCCGGTGATCCCGTGATGGCCCGCCAGGCTGACCGGTGAAGACTGCGCAGGTACACCGTCAGGGGTCTGAACGGCTGACGTTGCGCGGCCGGAACTGAACCGCGGGCCTGCTGCCAGAGAGCCCGGTGCGTTACCCGGCTGAATACCGTGAGGGGGGTCCGTGGCTGCCGTGCCGCTGCAGGCGGTCTGCCAGCTCCCGAGCGCCAGAGGGCGGGGTGCGCGGCGCGACGATAGACGGTAAGCGGCCTGAAGGGCTGCGGAGCACCCAGTACCGGGCTGACGGCCGTTCCCGCGATAGCACGCCATTGCGCCCGGTGAGCAGTCCGCGACCAGACCGTCGGCGGCCTGGAAGGCTGAGGTGTACCCAGGACGACGATGGCGGCCGGACCGGTGCCGCTGCGCCAGAGCACCCGGTGCGGTACGCGGCCGAAGATGGTCGGCGGCCGGAAGGGCTGCCGGGTTGCCGATGGTGGCGTTCCCGCTTCGCTGCGCCAGATACCACCATGCGGTGTACGCCGGTAAACGGTGACCGGCCGGAAGGGCTGAGGATTACCGGTACCAGCCGGGATAGCACTGCCAGCGTTTCCCCGCCAGAGCGCGCGCTGACGGGACCGGGCGAAAATAGTCTGCGGACGTGACGGTTGCGCCTGGGCGGCTGGCGGTACCCCGCGTGCGACGCGCCAGAGTGCACCGTGCGGGAAACGCCGCCAGACAGTGACAGGCCTGGGCGGGGAACCGGACGGTACGACAGGTATGGCCGATCCTGCGCCATTACGCCAGAGCGCCCGGTGCGGAACCCTCCGGTAGACCGTTACCGGCCTGAAGGGCTGCGGGCGAGCGGCCGGCGGAACACCCTGGCCGTTGCTGCTCTGCGCCCGGTGGGGAGCGGGGTGCGTGATCGCGGGTGGCTGATGCGGGGCGGGGACTACTGGCGGCCCGATGCCCGTGGCCAGGATTCCTGCCGCGCACAACCCGCGACCGCCGAGGCGTGCTCTAGTAGCAGCCCGGCCGGGAATCGCTGGTGGCTGCACCAGCGCGGTCGCAGCGACAGCCGGTGCGGCGGCCGCGAATGGCGGCAGCAGGACCTGCCGGTGATGAAACCGGCGTAGCCACGTCTGCCCCGGCTGCGCTGCGCCAGCACCCGCGAAGGACGCGGACGGCCCCATCGGACCGATGTCGGTGATCCCGACATCGTCGAACCGGCAGGACACATTCGCGACTGTCGTGCCGCGCGGTCCGTACCGCACCTGGTCGACCGGCCCGGCGGACAGCACCTGCCCGGTGTTATTCAGCGTTTCGTCGGCAGCAATAGCATCTGGCGTGAGGTACAGCCGGGCAGTCAGCACGCCCACCGTGGTGCTGGGCGTGCAGTCGAACTCGACCCGGCACCACGCATTAAGCGGCACGCTGTTCGTGCTGGTTGCGACCGTCGTCCCGGCCGCGTTGATCGTCGCGATCTTCCCGGCCGTCGTCAGGATAAGACTGCCGCACGCCGCGTTCGTGCCGGTCATGACGGAGATCAGCTTGTGCGTCGTGCCCGGGTTCGCCGTGACATACAGGTACGCCCGGGTGAACACCGGCGCCGTCGACCCGAGCACCCCGATCGATGTCGTCCACGCCAGGTACGCCTCAGCGAGCGTCCCGCCGATCGTGATCAGGTACGACAGACCGCCGTGCGCCACCTGCGCGCTGTCCGAGACAATCGACCCGCCCGACGGCAGGGTAACGACATCCCAGGCGTTCCCCGAAGCGCCGCCCGAGTTAGCCGTCGTGACCGTAGTACCGGACGGGGTGACGCCTTCGGCGCTGTTAGTGAGCAGCACCGGCAGCCTCCGTCAGCTAGGCGCTCCCGGTCAGTTCAGGCCCCACAGGAACATTTGCTGCACCGTTGTCGTGTTACCCGACGCCGACGCTGACCAGGTGCCGAACAACTCGATGTAGTTCGTCACGCGCGGGTCAATGCCAGTATGGGTGCCCGAGAAGCCGACGACCTGCGCCGTCGTCGTGGGAACGCCGCCGGAGGCCACGGACTCCACTCTCCATGTGCCGTTCACCTGGAACGTTGCCGTGCTGGTGAGGAAGGCCGTACACGTGTACCAAGCGTCAAACCGCCAGGGGACAGTAATGGCAGCGGTCGGGGCAAGAGCGCCTGCGACGGTGATGCCCTGGTTCTTCGTGCCAGCAGTCGGATCCATGCCAAGTGCGACCGCGAGCGTTGCCGCCGACGTGGTCGCCGTAGTCCCGTAAGCCTCCAGGTGCAGTGCGCGGCCGACCGGGTTAGGGCTGTCGTTGAGAAGCCAGCCAGCGGGCAGGTAACACACCGTATTCGTACCGAGGACGCCAGAGAACGCCGCCTCAGCCGTATATGTATTCTTCGTAATCGCCGTGGTCAGCGTGTACAGCAGTTCAGCCTGCGTGCCGGTGACGAAACTCATGTCGGACTACTCGGACCAAATAAAGTCAAACGAAATCGGCGTAGATGTCGCCACCGTCGCCTGCGCGAATAGGTGAACCCCGGCGTTAGCGTTGGCGTTCGCGATTGCGGGGACACCCCACTCGTCGCCGCCTGGCGGGAACTCCTCCCACATCGACCCGGTGGTCTGCGGCAGCGCCCACTCGCCGAGTGTCGTACCGATGATGGGAGCGGTTGACCATGTGACGCAGGTCTGCCCGAGAGATGCCGGGGCAGAGAAGTCATTCGCCACCCCTGAAGTCAGGGTGGTACCCGTGTTCGTCGCCGAGGGCCGGGCGAGAGTGAAGGTGATGTCGTTACCGGCGACCGCGCCGGTCTGGAGTACCTTCACCCGGACCCCGACCAGCCACAGCCGCTTAGCCGCTGTTCCGTACAGCGAGAAAGCCGCAATCGATGTGGTCGCAGCCAGGGTGATAGTTCCCCGCTGGGAATAGATGTCGCTAAGCGCCATGGCCGGCTCTCCTTAGAGCAGTGTCCTGGCGCAACTCTAGCCGAGGAAGGCTCAGGAACTACGAGAGCGGGCGCCCTGCTGGGATGCCTTTACCGGGTTGGCCGGGGCCCTGTGCAGGACCGTCTTTGCCTCCGGGGCCGGCTCGGGCTCCTTTACGGGCTCGGAGACCTTGGCTACAGGCCTGGGTACATCCCACTTGATGACGAGGGGCTCGAAGAGATACTGGTGGCCGTTCAGCACCGGGTGACCAGACCGCGCGATGTCACCAGCGTTAATGAACACGGGCTGGCCGTCCAGATCGAAGGTGGCGCCTTCCCTGGCGACATACAGATCCTCGTACACACTGCCTCCTATGGCTTCAGCTCAGTGTAGAGGGGGCTTAGCCGAACTCTTCGACGGTGTGCATCGTCCAGAGGG